CAAGTGCAGATACTTTACAAGGTGGTTGTTGGATTGTAGACAAAGATAATGTAGATAGCCATGTAGCTACCAATGCAGGTGCTACGGTAGGTTGGTCTACTCCTGCTGCTGCTGATCACCAATTCGTTGCAAGTGGAGACACTCTAGGACGTTTTATAGGTAGTCGCTTGACTTATTTAGCTGCAAGCGATTCCAAGTGGCTCGTCGATGGTGTTGTATTTGGTGATGGTACTTTAGCACTTCCGTTTACCTAAAATATAATTTAATTATTCAGTACTTGCTGTAACAGGAGTACTGTATAGATCTACAGGAGATTACTATGAATGATTTATCAAAAATGTTCATTGGTTTTGATCGTATGTTCGATCAAATGTTTACAAATATGAATAAAACATCCTACCCACCTTATAATGTAATAAAGGTAGGAGATAATACATACACATTATCTATGGCTGTTGCAGGATTTTCTACAGAAGACTTGACTATATCTGTAAAAAAGAATACACTAACTGTTGCAGCTAATAAACAAGAAAAAGATGATTGTGATTATACTTGGCGGGGAATTGCTAACAGAAGTTTTAGAAGAGGTTTTTGTTTAGCTCCTAATATGGAAATTAAAAACGCTAAATTAAAAGATGGGTTGCTGGAGATAGACTTGGAAAAAGTTATTCCAGAAGAAGATAAAGAAAAAATAATTACAATTTCAAAGGAGTAGAAAATGAAAATACTTTCTGCTATTCTATTGTCCGCAATAATTGCAATAGCTTCAACTACAGCATTTGCCAATCCTAAAAAAAGTGGATTTGTTCCTGAACAAGAGCATATTGAAATGCTGTATCCTACAGTCTTGGTGCGTGTAGGCACTGGTTCTGGTTCTGGAACTGTTATTTATTCTGCACAAAATGAAGAATCTGAGTATGAAAGCTATGTTTTAACCAATTGGCATGTGATTCAAAATTACGTTAAATTAACTAAAGTTTGGAATTCTGATAAAAAAGAGCATATAGAAACGGAAAACAGGCGTCCTGTAAATATTGATCTGTGGGAGTACAATAACTATTCTACTTCAGTAGGTACTATCGGTAGAGTTGCTAATATTGTAGCTTACGATAAAAGTAGAGATTTAGCTTTATTGCAAGTAGCAGATACAGAACGTGAAATGCCATACGTAGCTACTCTGTATCCAGAAGATCAAGATGATGGTCCTTGGATTTTTCAAACAGTATATGCTGTTGGAGCAGGGTTAGGTAAGCCCCCTTTTCCTACTATGGGCCTTCTATCAGGATACGGGAGGGACCAAAACGGGAACGCATTATATTTGTCCAGTTCTCCTATAATATTTGGTAATTCAGGTGGCTCATTATTCGTTTACTCACCTAGAAATTCTTATGAAATGGTTGGAGTACCCAGCATGGTATCCGCTTATGGCTGGGGATCGGTTGTGTCGCATATGGCGTGGAGTAGACCTATCTCTGAAATTAGAATCTTTTTAAGAGCTAACAAATTTGGTTTTATCTTAGGTGATAAACCAGAACAAGAAGAAATCGAGGATAATGACCAGTGATCTACAAAGACCTGTAAGGTTAGTAAATGCAGCGGTTAATTTAACTGCAACAACTCTAACTACTATTTATACAGTACCTGCTAAAACTGTAGCTATAGTTCGTGAAATATTCATAGCAAATTATGATTCTAGTGATAGAAATTTAAACTTGCAGTGGACAGATACTTCTGCTAGTGCAACTTACAGCCTGATACACGACAAACAAATAGCTACTGATACTTATTTAAGACTTGATAATTTAAATATATATTTAGATGCAACAGATGTTTTAAAAGCTCAAGCTGCTACTGCTGACGCTTTTAACGTATCTGTATTTATCGAAGAATTATATACACCTATTCTGTAAGGAATAATAATGAATTACCTGACTTTATTTAATAATGTAATGAGAGAACTAAACGAACCTACTATTACAAGTAGTGTAAGTAGTCAAACAGCTTCTTTTCATGTATTTATTGCAGATACAATAAATAAGGCTATTCGTGATATAGATCTACATCAATTAGAATGGCCCTGGAATTATACATCTGCTGAGTACGCTCTTATACAAGGTAAAGAAACTTATAAGCACCCGGTTAAACTTACTATAAGTGGCGGTTCTGGCACTTTTAGAAAGCATGAACGTATAACAGGGGGTACTTCCTCTGCTGTAGGCGTAGTACAAGTTTCTGAAACTAGTTTTATAGTTATAGAACCTATATCTGGTACTTTTGAAGCAGAGACTATCACAGGAGTTCTTTCAGGTGCTACAAGGACAGTAGGAACTGTTGTAAATTCTAGGCATGTAGAATATGATAATATTATTTTAGAACCTAGAAATGTCTTAGAGGGTGGTGAGTTTGCAGTTACTACAGATTATAGTAGTTATTGGACTTCACGCTCTAGCAATCCGGCAGGTACAACTACTTCCGGCACTCCTGCTTTTAGTAACGAACATAACGGATCTGTAGTTCTAAATGATGGTACTATCGATACGCAATTATATGACACAGATGGTAAAACTGATCTATCTGAAGGAGAAACCTACAGAGTGAATGTTCGTTTTGTATCGGGTGATACTAGTGCTACTACAACTACGTTAAGAGTATTTGCAGGATCTTCTGCAGATAAAGATGCTGATCTATCAACATCTTTTACTACTACTAACTTGGGGTGGGGTAAAACTTATACAACTACTTTTACTCCCTCTACACAAACTCCTTTTGTCACTGTTTCAAATGAAGCTAGTGAAAATGTGCATGTAGATTTTATAACTGTATCTCTAGATCAAGAAGCTAAAAAGCTAAAGTTTTTAACCTGGGAAGAGTATAACTCTAGATATAGTGCCTATGATAGTAAACGTGATCCTAATAGATATGATACACCCTCTGTTGTAACTAAAAATTTAAATAGCGAACTGGTAATCTCTCCAGTGCCTAAGACTGGTGGCTACAATCTAAAATTTGATTTTTGGGATGAGCCTACAGAATTATCTTCAGATACGAGCACTCCAGATTTGCCCGCCAGATATCACGACGTAATAACTTCTAGAGTTAGATATTATGCACATACTTTAAGATCAGACTATCAAGCTGCTGCTCTGTGCTTACAAGAATACGAAGAAGGTATTAAAAGATTACGAACAGAGAATATAAATACTAACAATTATATAAGGGCTGTATAAATGCCACAAACTTCCCAACAACAACCTTTTCCAGTAGCTTGTGAAGGTGGTTTGATTAAAGATACAAGTGTCTTGGCTATGCCCCCTGGCTCTTGTAAAAAGTTAGAAAATTTTGAACCTGCTATAACCGGTGGGTATCGTAGAATAAATGGATTTAGCAAATACGACTCTAATGAATTATCAGGTTCTGGGGCTGTTCTTGGAATACAAATCTTAGGTTCTTCTGTTATTGGTGCTAGAGGAGCGCATTTAGAAAAAAGCACAGGCTCTGGTTGGACAAGTATAGTAACAAATAGAACAGATGCTGATAGATATGATTTTACTAAATACAGATGGGCTAATACAGAAAAAATAGCAGGTGCTGATGGTGATAACCAAGCTTTTATTTATGATGGTAGTACTTATACACTACTAAGCGGTACTGGAGCACCTGCAGATCCACATACTGTAGAAGAATTTAGAAATCATCTATTTTTTACAGGAGCTAACTCGGGCAATACTAGCCAGATAGATTTTTGTGCTCCTTTTTCTGAGAATGATTTTACTGCTGCAAATGGCGCAGGTACTATAGATGTAGGTGATAAAGTAGTAGGTTTAAAAGCTTTTAGAGATCAGTTATATATCTTTTGTGAAAATTCTATATTTAGACTGGCTGGTACATCTATTGCTGATTTTCAGCTAGGACCGATTTCTAGAAATATTGGTTGTATAAATAGATTTTCAATTCAAGAAATAGCTGGAGATATTATATTTCTAGCACCAGATGGTATCCGTACTGTTGCTGCTACTGAGAAAATTGGTGATGTAGAACTTGGAACTATATCTAAAGCTGTACAAAGCACTTTGACAGGAATTACAAGTGCAGATATATCTTCCTTGGTCATAAGAGAAAAGACTCAATACAGATTATTCTTTCCTAAATCTGCTGCAGAAGATCAAGTAGCTTCTGCCGGTTTAATTGGAGTTTTAAAAAGACAATCTGCTGCAGATTTAAATTGGGAATGGGCTGATATAAGAGGTATAAAACCTTATGTTTGTACTAGTGATTTTATAGGTGATACTGAATATATATTACATGGGGGCTACGACGATGGATTTGTGTATAGGCAAGAATCTGGAAATGATTTTAATGGAGGAAAGATACCTGCAACATACACCTCACCCGATTTAACTTTGGGCGATCCAGGGATTAGAAAACTTTTAAAAAGAATAAATATAAATTATGAAGCAGAAGGAACTATGACTTTTCAGCTTTCAGCAAGATTTGACTATGAAGATGTTGATATAATTCAACCAGCAGCAATATCCGTTAGCGAAGTTGGACTACCTTTGTATGGATCTAATGCCTATGGAAGTGGTTTTTATGGAGGATTTGGTACGCCTATTTTACGGCAACTAATGGTAGGTTCCGGCTTTGCAATAGCAATAAAAATAGCACAAGACACTGCTACAAATAACCCCTTTATAATAAGGGGATTTGAATTAGACGTAGTACCAGGAGGAAGAAGATAATGGGAGCTACTTATACTAGACAAAGTTCATCTACTATTGTAGATGGTGCTACTATCGAAGCAGCACATTTTAATGATGAATTTGATCAACTTGTAGCTGCACTTGCAGCATCTACAGGACATAGCCACGATGGTACTGCTGCTGAAGGCGGTAATGTAACCAAGCTTTTGGGTACAGCTATTACTATTGGTGATGGTAGTGCTGGTACAGATATTGCAGTTACTTTCGATGGTGAATCAAGTGATGGTGTTTTGACTTGGATGGAAGATGAAGATTACTTTAAATTTTCAGATGATATCTTAATTAATAGCACAGAAAAATTAATGTTCCAAGATACAGGAACTTATATTTATTCTAATGCTGATGGTGATTTAGATTTAGTTTCTGATGGTACAGGAATCGACTCTATTAATATAGAATCGGCTGGGGGTATCACTTTAGATGCAGGTTCTACAACTCATGGTATTACCTATGAAGATGATGGAACTCCAATGTTACAAATTACAAACAGTTCATCTGATGTAGTAATCAAGCCTTTAGTTGATGCAAAAGATATTATATTTCAACAGTACGATGGAACGGAAGTAGCAAGAATTGAAGATAATGCTACTTTTAATGTTTCTTCAGCGGGTAAATTTGCTTATGCAGGTACGGCGGTTACAACAACGGGGGCGGAATTAAATCTAATTGATGGAGGTACTGCTAGGGGTACAACCTCTGTAGCAAGTGGCGATGGTATTCTTATAAACGATGCCGGTACGATGCGAATGACTGATGTTGATACTGTATCAACTTATTTTGCAAGCCACAGTGTAGGCGGAAGT